AGAGCAACCTAAGCCGCCAGTGTGAGCGCCAGCGCTTCAGTAAGGCAACGTGGATTCGCTGTAGCGGCTGCGGTGGAAAAGGGCTGGTGGCTGGCATGTTTGATAGCAGCCCATCAGCAGCATGTATTCAGTGCAACGCTGCAGGATGGATACCGCCCGATGGTCAGCCCCTGGCGGAGCATGAGGCGTTGTTGCTTTTGCGTACTCAGCTGAACAGGCAGTCTGCGCGAGTCCATCAGCTGCGGCGCCGCACGCAGCCGCCAAAGGAAAAAACGCCAGCAGATGATTATGGGAACGGGCGGTACAGTGGGGATTGAAATAAAATACCGGGCATTAGGGTTTTCTTGAGATAGCGCTTGACGAATACGCTCATTGAGCGCATTATTTGCTTATCAACACGGAGAAACCTTATGCAACTCACCCACACCAGCCCCGTTGAAATAACCAGCATCAACACATCCGGCCGCTTCGGTGAGTTCTTGTTCTTTGCTCATGACGAATACGTGATGACCGCCGGTAGTTATATTATCTACGCCATCGATCTCGATGATGCCGCAGTAATCGAAGCCAGCGCTCTGTTTTATCATGAGAATGCAGAAAAGCTTTCCGCGCTTGTCGCAGAAGTCGCTGCTCGATTCGATATCGAAGAAGATGCCGCAGAAGCGCTGATTGAAGAAAGCGCCTCAATCTACGACATCGACAGTAATGTAGAACCTGAAGATATGGCCGATGCCTCCTGGGATATCCAGCATTACACCGCCCGCGCCGCAAAGCTGCTGGGATTCCGGGGCGTAGCTGTTAGCGACGAGCAGGGCGTTTCGTATCTCGTTGATATGCTGGGCCACGAATCTGAGCTGGTTAAAGCATGACCAGCCCAATGCCGCGTGAGGTTCGCGCCGCCAGAGAAGCTGCCGGATTGAGCCAGACTGCCGCTGCCGAGCTGGTTCATAGTAAGTTGCGCACATGGCAGCAGTGGGAAGCAGGGGATAGGCGCATGCACCCTGGGCTATGGGAGTTATTCCGGATCAAGATGGCGGAGCCAACACGATAGCAAAAACGCCTGAATGCAAAAGCGGGGTTGACTCGTGACGCGCTTTTATGGCTAAATTTCCATGCTGGCGAAATAACGCCTAAACACATTTAAAGCCTCGGTTCTCACCGGGGCTTTTTTGTTTCTGGTCCCGTCCTGACCCGAGAAAAGCCCCGGCACCGTCCATGCCGGGCACCTTATTCCTATGCCTGAAATTGATCCTTCACTCGTCGTATCAGCCTTGACGCTGTTCATTACCGTGGCTGTGCAGGTTATTGCCTTTTCGAAAATGATTGGGCAAATCAGCACGCGACTTGATGTTCACGATGAGCAGCACATCCGCCACCAGACCCGCATTGACGAGCATGCAAAGCTGATCAATCGGCACGAACGTGATTTGGCTGTTCTGCAGGACCGCCAGAAGAGAGTTTCAGAATGACTGATTGGCCTTGGAAAAACTTTCCGCAACACGAGATGCGCTGCAAAGAAACCGGGGAGTTGGCGATTCTTCCCAGTTTTATGGATCGACTGCAGCGGCTGCGTGATGACTTTGCAAAGCCAATGGTGATCAGCTCTGGCTATCGTAGCCCAAAGCATTCGATTGAGATTGCAAAGTCTCAGCCTGGTACACACGCAATGGGCTGTGCTGTTGATGTGCAGATATCAGGTGCTGATGTTACCCGCTTAATAGCACTCGCCAATAAGCACGGTTTTACCGGTATTGGCGTTCGTCAGTACGGCGAGTACAAAAAGCGCATCGTTCATCTGGATGATGCACCGGAAGCACCATGGCGTCCGCGCCCACACTTTTGGAGTTACCCATAATGCCTTTGATTATTCTGCTCGCAATAGTTCTGGTTTGTACGCTGTCGGTTATTTATGTCGCCGGCATTGAGTTAGTGAGTCTCGCCACCGCCCTGGTTCGCGAGGTTCGTAAGCATGCGGGTGTTTTTATTGTGCTTCTGTTTGGTAGTGGTATGGCTGCTGCTGACGTAACGACAATGCCGGACTCTGATGTGTTTACGTCGCTGCTTGAATTGCTTATTAGTCAGTTGATTAATGGGTCGTTCACGTGGGTTGACTGGCTATTGGTTGGCGTTGTTGTCGCGCACTTTTTAGCAACCGCATACATCAATTTTACAGACACTCCGGATGACAATACTGCATACGGAAAGTTATACCGTTACCTGCTTGAGCCCTTGGCTGGTGTTATCTTTAAGCACAAAGTTAAGCAAAAGCCTTTCTCTGATATCCGGTTGAAATAGGGCTAATGGGGAAGGGGCTGGGAGTTATTTTGACGCTGCTCCGGCTAGCTTTGCAGGCCGTGCAGCGCGAAATGGAGCGCCGTCGCAATGATAAGGCACAGCGAGTTCAGGATGATCCTGGTAGTGCTTGGGCTAATCGCTTTGGTCGGGTGCAGCCTGATGCAATCGAACCGCAGCAACTGCCCACCGATTGTTCCAAGGTTGCCACCAATCCAGCCGAACGGAGTGGTGGTGCTGGAGACTGAACACCAGCGCGACCTGCTGCTTTACTTTGAGCAGGTGGAGCGGTGCCGATAGTCTCGACCTATGTCATGGCCACCCACCCCCTATGTGGGTCCTTCCAAGGGGGTGTCCCATTGCGGGTATAAGCCGCGCGGCTTTTGTCTGTTTAAGGAATTTTTTCGAGTAGCCGGTTCCGGTTCCGGTTGTAGTTTTCGGGTGTGAAAAATGCCAACTCAAGCAGATGTTGCTGAACACCTTGATCTGTCAGAGCGCCGTGTTCGTGATTTGACAAAAGATGGCATCCTGCCTGGCTCGAAGGGGCGGGGCGGTTATGATCTCGATGCCTGCCGATTGGCATACATCACATATCTTAGGGGGATTGGCAGTGGCCAGACCTCCGCACCGGAACCCCCACGCGATCCAGACGACTACGGCGGCGATGACGACGAAGGCTTTATCGATGCCGAGCGAGAAGAAGCCCGCCGGAAAAAATACGATGCCGATCTGAAAAAAGAGCGGCTGAAAATCCTGCGCCGCGAAAACGCACCGGTCGACATCATCACCGATGTTGTCGGCAAGCAGATGGAGATGGTTAGCGCCCAGTTACGGGCACTGCCAATGCAGATAAAGCTGGCCGCCCCGATGCTGACGAGTCGTAGCATTGAGCTGATCCAGAAAACCATCGCGAATATGTGTAACCAACTCATCGATGTTAAACCAGATCTCACCGGATACAGCCCAGTCGATCCTGATGGCGATTCGGCGGGGAATGGAATCTCTGAGGGTTCAACGTCCGCAGACGGCAGTTGAGTGGGCAGATAAACATTTTTATCTGTCGCCAGAATCATCTTATGTAGAAGGGCCCTGGACAACACAGCCCGTTCAGAAAGCCATTCTGAACGCGATGGGCAACGACGATATTCGCGAAGTGGATTTCCGCAAATCTGCGCGTATCGGTTACACCAAAATGCTATTGGCGGCCACTCTGTACTTGGCCGAACACAAGCGCCGAAATATCGGCTTGTGGCGAGAGGATGACTCAGCAGCAGCAGAATTTGTGAACACTGAGCTAGACCCGGCCATCCGCGACTGCTCAGCGATTAAAGAAATATTCCCTGACTGGCACAAAAAGTCGGAGAACAACAAAGTCGATTATAAAAAGCTGCTGGGCTGTTCGCTGCATATCCGCGGCGGTCAGGCTGCCGGCGGTTATCGCGCCCTGTCGAAAGACGTTGTTATCGGCGATGAAATCGACGGCTTTGTGCAAAACGTATCTGGCAAATCCTCAAAAGAGGGTGACCCGATCACGCTGATGTTCAAGCGAACAAAAGGCTCCAGCTTTCCGAAAGTAATCCTTGGGACAACACCGACAACCTCAACACTGAGTCATATTGAGCGCCGCGAACACGCCGCCGATGTCCGGCTTCGGTGTTGGGTTCCATGCCCACATTGCCAAAAGCTGCAGTACTTAAAGTGGGGCGGACCCGGTCTTTCGTACGGTATTAAATGGGATAAACACCCAAGCAAAACAGACACTGCCGACAGTGCCCGCTATCTCTGCGAACACTGCGCCTGCGAATTCGGTTACCACGAATTTATCGACGTTATAAGCGAAGCCGATCCGCTCTGGCTTGATGATGAAAACGGCGTAGCAACATACGATGGCATTCACTATTTCGATCACGAAACAGGCCGCGAAGTAAAAACACCGCGCCATGTGTGCTTCATCGTGTGGGCTGCTTATTCGCCCACCACGCCATGGTCGGAAATTGTCGGGGAATATCTCGACGCAAAACCCGACCGCCTGACATTTCAGGGCTTTGTGAATACAACACTGGGCGAATATTGGCACGACGATGTGGCCCGCAAGATCGACGGCACTCAACTCTATAAGCACCGCCGCGAGCACTACCCGAAAGCCAGCGACAACGCCACGTTATTACTGCCGCGTGATGTGCTGTACATCACCGCCGGGGTGGATACACAGGGCAACCGCTTTGCGTGGGAAATAGTCGGCTGGGGTAAAGGCGAACAAAGCTGGTCTATCGAATATCGAGAGCTGCTGGGGAACCTTGCAGAACAAAGCATCTGGGATCAGCTTGCACAATACATGCGCCGCAACTGGCAGCGTGAAGACGGCATGCAAATGGGCATCAACCTGGTGTTCCATGACTCCGGCGGCGGATTTACCGACGACGTATACCGACATGCCGCCGCCGTCGATCCG